GTTTCAATTCACCAATTTGATCTGGAGTTAGTTCTTTATTTTCAACTGATTCCGCCCATTCTTCAAACTGTTCATCTGGTCGTCCCATGTTTGACTGTCCCATTCTACCATGCGGTCCAGGAACGTCAAATGCTTCTTCTATATCTTCTTCTACATATTTTTCTAGGTCAATTGTATTTTCCTCACTCATAATTTTATGTATTAATGGGAAAAATTCTTCTAGTTCTTCTTGGAAAGTTGTTTGTGTAAATTTTTGTTTATATTGTTCCATTGTTACCGCGTCTAAAGCCGGAGCCTCTTCCATTTGTTCTTGGAAGTCGCCAAGCCAAGAACGGTAACCATTTCCTCCACCTAAGCACTCCATTTGATGTTTAAGTTCATTTAATCGGCCTAAGGCACGTTCTTTGATTCCTGTTGCATCTGGATTCAAACTGGAGTTTCTAACTTTTCTATGAAAATCATTTAATTGATGTATTTCTTCAGCCATTTTAATAATTGCTTTACCTGCTGGATCGTGTGGTACTCCACCGTGATCAACGTGTTGAGCAATTGCAAATCCCAATGCTGGATAATTCATTGGGCACTTCCATCGTTCGCCTTCTTTATTTTGTACAAATATTGATTTAATTTTTTTTGGTGCACTACGAGCGCCTGGATACATTTCACTCATATCGTCATGATGTCTAACAATAACTTCGGTCTTACCTTTTATTGCTCGACTTGTTTTTTTAGTGCTTTTTCCGTTCCAACGTGATTCGTTCATTGTTGTCATTTCATCTTCCTTGGGAGGCTGTGTAGTAGCCAAATGTTGAAAATCATTCTTGTCAAGATTTGTCTTGGCAATATCTCTCGTATCAAAGCGTAATAGTCTACGCATTGCAAAAAATCTCATTTCTTTTAAAAATTTAAACCATTCTTGTTTAACTGGATCGTCTTGATTCTCAGTAATACCTTGACTGTAGTAAACTTTTAAACTACCTAGATCAGCTAGGCTCATGCTAACACGACCTAGGTTATTTCCTTCAATAATGAAGTCAAAATCGAAAAACATTGCTTGTGCAGGATCAATAGTGACTGCACCAGTTTCGTCGCCCATTTCTAAATTTTCGAAACGGCTACGAACTTTGTCAAATAAATCTTGGCTGATAATTGAGATAGGTTTCATATTCTATATTTAGTACGTAGATACGTAAATTGGCATAGGCAAGTCGTATTCTTCCATCCCGTCCTGACCTCGCATTTTATCGTAAATTAATGGATCCCATTCCTGTAGGGCCATAATCATACGGATGTTCAACAGCATACTGGATACTAAATCGTCATGTTGCCCTGATTTTGCTTTAAATGTAACACCTTCTGCAACAAATGATTTTAATTCACTGATCAATGCTTTACTACGAACATGTAATATTTTAGTTTCAACTAACTGTTTTAATTTAGCACAAGCTGATACTTTACCTAAGTGTGTTGTATTAAATCCTTTACGGAATCTACGAACGTGTCCGCGTTTAACTGGCTCACTTAAAAATAATCCTGGGAAAGTATCTTCACCCAAAGCATCAATAGCAACTAGTGCGGCTTCACCCAAAGTGTTGTTTTCTACACTATAATAAATGTTAGGAGTTGTCCCTGCTAGTTTACATCGTTCTTCAATATACTTTAAAATATCACGCAAAATTCGAACTTGCCCCTGTACAGGTGTTAAATTATGATTCCATTCACATACTTGATCCATAGCAGGAAGTTCTACAACTTCAATAGCCGCGTAGTCCCCGCCGGTGCCTAGACTAGGATCTAAACTGACCATGTAAGTACTTTTGCTATTGATCTTTTTATACCAACGTGCTTGGCCCATTTTCATAGTAGGCTCTTGTCCTTCCATCCCAGCAAGTACAAGACTGCTGATCAGTGTTTCATCAAATACCAAAAACTTACATTCATGTTCACGTTCAAAACGTTCTTGCCCAACACGACTACGCTCTTCGTTAGCCCATTTCTCATCTCTATCTGGATGCTCGCTCCAAATGGCCATACATGGGTAAAATCCATTTTTACCAACTACTGTAGTATTACCATGTTCATCAAAACGCTTGTTAGCTTCATTCCAAATTTGTGCAAATTGATCTTCATCACTGTTGGGAGTACTTGTAATAATTGCCTTACCACCAGTTGCTAGTGTAGGGGATATGGAAGTCCAAAACTCTACAGCAATGTTAGGTTCCACATACGCAAACTCATCACAGTACAACAATGACACAGACATACCACGACCAGTTGTTTCTGTTGTTGTTTGTGCTACTATGCGTGATCCATTATCAAACTCAATACTTTGTTTGTTATAACTTGTAGTACCTGCACGAATAAAGTCAGGGCAAGTTTCATACGCATAGCGTAAACGTTGCATAATCTCTTGTGCACCTGTGTATTTGTGTGCTGAAATTAGTATAGTACTATTGGGCACAAACATTGCATACCATAACAAATAGCCCACAGCAGTTGTAGTCTTACCCATTTGACGCCCCAACATGTTAACACTGAACCTATGTCCGTGATAACTTTCTAACAATCTTTCTTGATATTCAAAGGGATAATACTGTATTTTACCTTTTGTTGGATGTTGTATAAAGAAGAAATTCTTTAAAAAATATTCAGGTCCAGTTTCTGGATCGTTACATGCTATCATGTGTTGAATATCTTCCTCAGTCCACTTTTGAGTGGCGTGAGCTTTTTTGATTAAATTACCGTCGAGTGCTTTTCCCATGTTAGTATTTAATGAAAAAAATAGGCTCCGGAGAGCCTATTTGGATTATATCCTAAAATATAATTATGGAGCAAGGTATCCATGAGCATTTTCTAAATCATACCAAGCACAAAATTGACCTTGGCACATTGCTACAAGCACGGGAAAACCATCAGTGTTAATTGAATCTACTACCTTACCTTTTTTCTTAAGAAAGTTTACAAATGTTTTTTCAGCCTTATCAAAATCTTCTTCGTCACGACCCGTAAAGTTTGGTTCATTCCCGTTAACAAACTGATCATAGGCATCTTCATCGCCCTCATACATCATTTTATTGCCGCTTTGTTGTGGACCACGAGAATCACCTTTTTGACCTTGACCAAAATGCGAATCTACTACTCCCTTAGCCAACAAGTCATTAAATATTTTCAACATCCACATGCCATCTTTGGCTTTTGTAAAGCCAAATCCTTCTTCGCCGCCACTCTGTTGAAATTGATCGTTACCAAACTTTGCTAGTTGTTGTGCTCTTTCTTCTTTGTCTTTAGGAACGTTGTACCAGTAAATAGATCTTGCAGCGCCGTTTATATTATTACCATATTCATTATTAGGCGCTCTATTTGGTTTTAACCCAGCGTTGCGCTCTCTATTACGGAAATCGTTTTCAGCAGATGTTTTTCTTCCCCAGTTTTTTCCAGCAATCGCATTAGGATTATATCCGCTTGCTTCTCTTACTTTTTTTTTTGATTCAAACGTTGCTGCGCTACCTTGTTTCTGAGTAACTGGGTTTCCATCTTCTATAGTGCCGATGTCTTTGATTGGATATTTACCTATACTTCCACCGTTATGATTAACTTTGTTTGCTTCTTCTGGGCTGTTGAATGGCCCGTCCATTGGTTCTTTGCTGAATCTATCAACAACATAATACCCCATCCCGCCATCTATATCTGATTCAAACTTTGCTGCGCTATCCTGTTTAGTTTCTCTTGGCAAGTAACTTAATTGATCAGGGATATAATCTTCGTCATAGTTTAGATAATAACGAATTGATTTTGTACTCATTCCATCTTTCTTCATATATTGAACCATTAAATCAATAATTTCACCTTCTTTTTCACGACTATACGTAATGCCATCATTTGCCATTTGTTGACCAATTGGAACATGCTGTGCTTGTGGAGCCATTTCATTTTCTACAACAAACTCTTTGTATTCAGCCATTAACTGTTCTTCCATTGCAGCAATTGGTTGATCACGGTCACGTGGACGGTTTTCATGATCTTTAGGAACACTGCCGCCGCCTGGTTGATTTTCATGGTTTGCAAATTTTTCTGGATCAAACGGATTTTGTTCTGTTGGACTTGCACCAGAATTATTATTAAATCTCATGCTGTTCATACTTTCATCAGTTTCTTCTTCATCGCCTTTAGTTTTTTCTTCATCATCTTCCGGCTTATTCATTTTATCAACTGCACTGATCATATCACGCATACCATCATGCTCATCATCTGGCTCAGCCATTGGTGGCGTGCCACTCATACTAGGTTCTGCTGTTAGTACTGCCCCATGTGGCTCAACTCCCATATCTTTATCAGTAACTTGTTTTACGCCTGCTAATTGCATGATAGTGGCCAACATGTTACTAACTTCTTCGCCACTGCCTGCACTAATATTGATATTTGCAGGCCCAGTACTTGCTGGCTTTTCTTCTGCATCTGGAACAATCATAGCATTTTCCAAATCTAAATGACCATCATGTCCTGGCATAGCTGGCTCTGAAAATCCTGTATCTGGTAATTTTTCAGACATAGTTGGTTGTTGAGGGGCAGGTATCGCCATTTCGTTAACTACATTTGGGTTCTTAGCATCTAGTTCAGCTAAACGCTTTAATACGTCGATCATTTGCATATTATACTCCGTTCCTTGTTTTTACATCATAAGTTCCTTTATCAGGGGCGATAGGACTTTGATTATTATATGGTGTATCGACATTATATTTTGCCTCACCTTCTGTAGGTATTTCTTCCCCACGTGCTTTACGTTGCAACTTTAAAATATCATTTAATTCTTTAACAAAACCGCTGTTGTATTTGTCGCCATAATAATCTTCAAATTGTGGACTTCCAGCTTCTTTGTATGTTGGGTCATCTAATAATGCACCTTCACGCTTTGGTGTTTGTTCTTGATATTGTTCGCTTGGTTCACCTGGACGAACAACTGCTAAATTCTGACGATTAACTTTTAAACCTTGTGAAAGATATTCTGTTAATTCTTGTTGCGTTGTTGGATAATCTACAGTAACTTCAAAAATGTGTACTTCACAATTGCGTACTTGTGGAAAATCTAATGGCAATGCTTGTACAGGAGTTACTGAAACTTTTTTAAATGAATCTACTTGATAACGCTCAAGCATTGTCTTTAATGCGGTTTCTTGTTCTGGAGTAAAATCTCCAGCAACCTTAACACGAAATACATGCTTTCTGTTAGCGAAGGATTCTGATAAATGTTCTTTAAAGTTTTTCATAGTTAATTATTTATTCAAATTCTTAAGTTTTTCCAGGATGCTATTGCGGTCAGTGAGTATAAATCCCTGCCCTTCAATAGGATCATTTCCTGAGTCATTCCCGTGCTTTTTATCAATGGCCAGTTTTTTGAGCTGTAAATCAACCATCTTCAGCTTCTTATCAATTTTATTAGTTTTTGCTTGAATTGCGGCATTCATCATTTGTGCAGCAACTTCAAACATTCTAGTACTGTGCCTAGCATCAACTTGCATACCTAAATCCATTAGGTCATCATATGCCTTTTCAGCTTTACTGGCTAATGCATCTAACTCACCATCTGCCATATCTCCCAAACCTTTTACACGGGGTAATGCTGCGGCAATTTTATCAAATTCTTCTAATCTATCCTCTAAGTTAATCACTTCGATCGAATCAGTCTTTTCAACAACTTCTGGATTGATTAATGGTTCTTTGCTATCAGGCAAATCAAAAAGTTCTTCAAGTTTTTTATTCATAATCGTACTTATCTATTTTTTCTTGCTATTGGCAAAAATATCTGTTTCATTAATTACTCTAAATGTAATTCCTTGATTACGACACCAAGATTGTGCTGCCTGCCATTTGGCCATATTTTTAACATACTGAGCTTGATTATATGGATTCTTTCCAACTTTTTCTAATAGCATTTGATTAGCTGGTTTTATTTCAACCATTTCAATATGTTGCCTATCGTTTTTATCAATATATTTGATTAAAAAATCCGGAACATATACTGTTTGTTTGCCAGTAAGCGGATCTCGATAGGGAATTTTTACTGGCTCACTTGACCATTCTTGTACCGCAGGATTATTATCACAAAACATACAAAATGTTGTTTCCCAACTACTGCGACAATAGGGCAATTTAGAACCTATATATTTTTCGCCATTCTTGGGTGTATAAACACTTTGTGCAAATTTTAAGCTCATGCTATAATATTTCTTTGTACTTGCATGGCTGGTTTGATTGCAGTAGCAACACCTAAATAACTAGATTTAAATCTTTTATAATTTAATATCTGTGTTGCTAGTTCACTAAGATCCGCACCAGTTACCCCATTTAACGAATCTATAATTGTCATGGGATTGATTTTATCTTGCAATGCTTGTGTCATCATAACGGTAGTTATAGATTGTGAACTTATTTTATCAAATCCTTTATTTTCAAAAAATCCAACCATTGCATTAAATGTTGCTGAATCTAATTGGATAGGAAATTCATAATAACTATTAAATGTATTGACCAAACTATTAACATTGCCTTGACTGGGAGGCGGTACTGGTGGTAAGTTACTTAGATTATTTGTTGACATTATTAATTGTTCCCGTTACCTTGATTTGAAATATTAGTTTCGCCTTGAGTAGTACCAGTTGCTGGTTTACCTGATAAGTTAATAGGTGTTGCACTAATTTTATTTGCCGCTGCATTAACCACTAGAGTCTTAAGATTAAGCCCATATACATTCATCGCTTGTCTCGGATTAGAAATAAATGTTTTTACAGTATTAATGCCACTTAATAATGCGCCAATAGACAGTTGTCCTTTTTTACGCATATTGTATGAAAACTTAGGATCATCTATTCCATAACTTGGATACACAGCTGACGTATAGGCTTCCTCTTCCTCATAGGCTGCACCATTATATGGGGGTTGAATTGCTGCCACAATAGGGTTCGCCAATGGTGATGGAGTGGTGTCATATACATATTCAAAAAATCCAGCAGTCTCTGAATCAACGATCCTGCCAGTGTCGTATAATACATCTTCATAAACTACAGTCATTCTATTTTGTAAAAATTTTGATCCTTCTGATTGAGCTACTGTATCGTGTTCCCAAGCACTAATTATTGGATTTATTAATTTCATTTCTGTAAAATTACCTTGATGTAATACAAAAATATCTATGCTGGTTAAAAAATATTGTTCGCCAGATGAATTTAGACCATATTTGTTATCTATAGATTTATATTTGTTATCAGAATATATAGATGTTATATTAGGATTTCTGCTGTCTTGATAAAAATATCTATAATAAGTTTGCCAGAAATTATTAGTCCCACCGCCCATGTCATCATGCATGTCGATAGTCACTGGTTCATAATTAATTTTAGTTTGTATATTGGATTTTCTATTATATTGATTAATTGTTTCGGTACTAATTTTAAATTTAGGTAGCTGTACACTTTTTGCTAATAGTGCCCATTCATCATTCCAACCATTACTTAATTGATTATTTTGTATATTTGGATTAAGATTAAACTTAACAAAATACATGAATGCCGCTTTGGGTACATTCTTGTATTGATCACTGAGATATAATTTAAAGGCGTGTTGATAGCCTGTATAAAAGGCTTTCCCATTATCTGAGGCATCGATGTAAGTTTGTGGCATATGAATATTTAGTCAACAAAAAAGCCCGAGTAAATCGAGCTTTTTGTTTGTTTACTTTCTATTATACTGAGGATGGACTCTTAGCCGACAATACTGGAAGAATAACGTTTGCACCACTTGCATTAGTTTGATATGCATTATCAAAACATATTGTTAATTCTAATTCAACAGCATCACCTTTGGAATAATCCATGCTACCGTAGCTTGCCATTTTAATCCAGCAACCTTGCAATTGATATACTTCAAGTACGCCAGGCTCAACTCCAGCACCATTGCCGCCATCTAATATTTCAATAGACATATAAAATTTATAGTCTTGTCCACTATATGCGCTAGATTGGTTATAGAAATCAAATTGTTTCTGTAATTGTTGACCAACTAAAGTTGTTACATTATTGTTGATATCGTCACGTAATTTAAGTTTAATATCATCAAATTTATGTCTACCAGCTAGTTTAACTGTACTGTTATAAACATCTAATTTAACTTCCTCAAAACTTGGATGTGGACGATCAACCATCATAACTTGTTTCGTTAGTTCAGTAGCAGGTGTTCCGCCAGATCCAAAATTGCTAGATCCAAACCCTGTTAAAACAACTCGAAAACGATATTGTAACTTTGGCATTAACAGCCCTTGATTTTGGCTACCTGCCAACGGAACTGTAAAATTATTTAAACTTGATGTTGCCATTTATTTCTCCTTATCCTTTATGTGTTGAATTATTTAGAGCCTGTTGCTTGTGAACCAAACTTACCAGAAGCTATTGCTCCAGTGTTCAACAATCTTAAAGGTATGTAGATAAACTCAACTGCCTTAACTGGCTCAATTGCAATATCTACCCATAATTCATTTTGATCAATTCTTGTTGGAGTATTATTTGTAGTATCGCAAACTACTACATAATCATACAATCCTCTTTGAGCAACTAATTCTAACATCAATCCCTCAATAACAGATTTAATCTCTGCTCTTGTTTGACTATCATTTGGTTCAAACAAGAATGGTTTAGACAATATGTTTAATTGTCGACGTATATAACTTACTAATCTAGAAACATTAACTCTGTTTAATGCTGTAGACATTTTGTTACGTGTATACTGTCCCATAACTGTTAATCCAGCACCTGGTAAAGTAGCAATTGGATTAATTTGAACACTTGCTAACACATCACGTAAACTTTCGTATAATGATGCAGTTCTAAATTCTCCAGTTTCTCCATCAACATACCCTACTGAACTAGCATTTGACACTATACCTCTGTTTGTACCTGCTGGCGCAAACCATGGATAGCTTACATTGTCATTGTTGATAATGGTGCGTAATAACATATGACTAGCCGGAACAACAATGTTATTACCTAAATTATCATTCGTGTAACCACTTGGATAGTACACGGCTGTGTAATCATCATATGTTGCCAATCCACTTTCACCATCAGCTGCGGCTTTTGCTGCATTACTACCGTAATTTGCTAATGTTGTAGCATTTGTTTCCAAACGGAATGGCGTGTCACCAATTACTAATGCCAACTGTCCAATATCAGCGTTGAGGCTGACCATATCCTGAATTAATTCTGGATAACCTGGAGTAGCAATTAGGTTATAATTTAATGTATCAGTATCACGAACTGGTGTACTTGCTGTTACTAAACTTTGTAAGGCTTTAACAACTACTGCACGTTGTGATAAACGACCAAATGTACCAACACCCATAGTGTTATTTGGACTTGCTGTTACCCAACGATCTGGTGAATAACTTAACATAGACTCATTACCGTGGTTTGCGTTAGTTGCATTAACGTTAATGTATCCAGCATCATAATATTTTACGTTGTTACCGCTACGACGTGTATTCCATAGTCTTGTTCCTCTTGGATATAAGAATGGACTTGGGGCATCTGGATCCAAATAATTGCTAATCAATAAATCCTTGATAGAAGTTACATAACTAGGTGCATCCATGCCGTTGTCTGACCAACGTGCATCAGCAAATACCCATCCAGTTGGACTTGTATGATCTTCTACATTTTGTAAAACCCATCCTGCAGCACCTGTGCCAACAGCAGAATTATATACATAAACTGTTTGGCCATACGCATCAGGCATTGATGAATCAATCCAAATATCGCCGGTTATTAATGAAGTGCCATCACTTTGTGTTAATGGAGCTGATGCAGAAATAATCGGACCATTAGGATCTGTATTAGGGAATGCATTTAGATAACCAACCCAAGCACTGCCGTTGTTATATAAAACGTCAACATCACCCAAGTAATTATTAAACCATAATGTACCATTAGCTGGAGCTAATCCAGGAGCACTCATTTGTGATTGGAATGTTAATGGAGCCCAGTTACTTGCTTCTAAAGTAAATCCGTCACCTGATGGTGCAGCATATAAATTAGGAATAGTACCAATCGCATTTGTATTGAAACCAATTCTGCTTAATGGTGTGTTAGTTAAATCTTTTAATTCAATTTCACCGCCCATTGCATGGCTGATTGACAATGTATAATTTGTAGGATTCCATGAAGCTGAAACATTCATGAAATTACTATTAGTGTTAATTGCTGAAGCAATTTGTTGTCCAAGTTGAATTGTTGCGCTTGGAGTTACTGCAACTGTTATGATATTTGACCAAGTTCCAGATGCATATGTTTCTCTAACTTCAAAACTACTTGCGGCATTGAATACTGTTGATGATGTTACAGAAATTGTAGTAGCACCTGTACCAGTACGTATCCATGGTTTGAAATTAGCTACACCAGTATTATTGTAATCATATTCAACAAATACTGAACCTTGATCAATAGCCATTCCACCAGTCATGCTATCTAGTGCGGCAATAGCGGCTGCTCTATCTGCATACAATGGAGCATTTACTGATGTCCAATTAGCAGAACTAGCGTTATAGTATTTTATATCCCATGAAGCACCTGTTGATATTGGGGTTGTACAAACCCAAACGCTACCACTAGCTGTATTAGCAGTGAAATTAGGATAACTGTAATGCGGACTGATTTGTAATGCTTTACCACCGTCAAATCCTGTAGCTACTGAAACCCACCCATTTGTAGCTGATTTATAAAATAAACCACCAACATCAAAATCAGTAGTAGATTCGCCAGGAACAACCATAGCAAAATCACCAACCATTCCGTATGATGCTAATGGAACTCCGTTTGAAAATACTGTGTCATAATCGCTGTCATCAATGATATCTGGAGTTACTAGTGTAAATCCGCCTGCGCCATTGTTTGTAGTTGTACTCCAAACATTAATTCCAAATGCGCTATTTGATGTATCAAGCCATACTGTGCCGGCTGCAGGAGTTCCTGTAGGAATTGTTGTTGTTCCTTCTAACTGTGTTAAATTAACATCAGCACGAACAACATATGCTCTACTACTTGCGCCCAATACGCTGTATGCGGCTTGTAGTCCGTATTCGTTTATTTCACCAGCATTAACTGGATTGTTACTAGCATCAGTTTGGAAATAAGGAGTTCCAAATGTGTCTACTAAATCTCGTTGACTGGAAATTACCCATACTGTACCGGCATTTGCTTTAGTTGTACCTTGTGCAATACCTGTATTACTAGCATTCTGTTTATCTTGCCCAGTTGCTACGAAAATTAGCGGGGTAGTACCAGGTGCCGCTGTTGTATAGAAACTTTGATCTATAACTGAAACTAATGTTCCTGGTGATTGTAATGTTTGTGCCATCTTAAAAAACTCCTTAGTGGATTACTCTTTGTTTTATTTAGCAAGTAAATGGAAAAAATACGGTGTAAATAATGGGATAAAGGCGTTAAAAAGGGCGGTAGTTTGAGAAACTTATGTAATAGTTGTGGACAACGACCAGTTGCTGTTAATTACCATAAAGATGGTAGAACCTTCTATAGATCTAAATGTGATCATTGTGCTAAAGGAAGAAAACAAGAAAGACCACTATGGGCCTTATCTGGATACAAGAAAAAAAGCGTTTGTGAAAAGTGTAACTTTACATCAAAACATTCTGAACATTTTAATGTATTTTATATCGATGGCGATTTAAAGAATAATAGATATAGTAATCTTAAAACTATCTGTGCCAACTGTCAACGCACTTTACATAAAGAAGGAGTTAAGTGGCGTCAGGGAGATTTGACTCCCGACCTTTAATTATAACTTCAAGTTGTTTGAATAATTCGTCTATTGTAGAATCGTTGATCACTGTGTGATCTATATTGCCTCCAACCCAGCTATATTCACTTGCGTGTACATTGGCGTTGATTAATCTAGTTTTACTCAATGACCAATTGATATTTCCATCTGGACCACGATTAAAATGTTCCGCGTCTTTAAACCATTTGGGGTCTTTACCACGTTTGATTCGTATTACTGATCCGCCAGCGTCATGTATTGCTTTAATCTCGTTAGGGAACCTTACATCGCTGATAACAATATTATCAGTAGTTTTACGCATTTTGTTTTCTAGACTCGCTATCCACATATCATCGTGGAACCCATTACGTACAACTTCGGTGCCCCAATATTGTAATACCCAACGTGGGGTAATATCTCGACCTAAACGAGCTGACCACCAATCGTCTTGTTGTTCACGCCATTCACGAGCTTCTTTTGTACGACCTTCTAGTAGTGTTCTGTCCCAACCAAATACTGCGGATACAGCATCTTTAAGTGTATTAGCGAAACTGTCTCGCCTAAAACCATGTGAATTTACTAAAAAATCAGCGGCTGTATCTTTACCTGCGCCAATCAAACCTACAAAACCTATAATCATAGCATCTCCTGCGATACTATATATTATTACTTTATTATTACAATGTCAAGTATTATTTTTAACCAGTTACCCAGGTAATTGGAGTTCCGTTGTCTTTGTAATTGATCAAATCTAATTCTAATTGATCCATTTCGGCTTTGGCTTCAGTTTTAAGTGCGGCACCATTAAGTGCACTACTACCTTGTGGCCCAGCAATAGCTGGGAATTTGTCACGAGCTTGTCCTAGCATCATTTTAGCATTGGCAAGCGAGTAATCTTTTAACCATTGCCCTGCGTATACATCTGATAATAAATTAAAATCTGGGCGATAATTATACATCCAAATTAAAATTTGCTCACTGGCATATGGACGTTGTTGTAGTGTCAGTGTATGAGTAGTAGAATTGTAAACAAAATTAATATCGCTACCGAACATTTTACCGACCTGC